CGACAGCGTGGGTAGGGGCGATCGCACACCGGAGGAACTCGGCGGAATGAACACCGATCGACTGCTTGGTGGGGTTGAGCCGGCAGCCGATGGCGGAGGCGGAAGAGAGGAGGTTGGCCACGTCACCGAGGGTGGGGACACGCGCGTAGATATCATCACCCGTGTGGAGGGAGTACATGTTATCAAACAGCGAGGGGCCCGCGGCGGCGCGGATGTAGGCGGCGTTGAGGACCGAGTTGAAGAATGTGGTCCCCCGGTGGCCGGAGAGAAGGGTGCCGACTACGCGGTGGTGCTTACCGTCGAGGCCCCGGACGTACTCCATGTCGAGGGAGCGCACGAGGACATCACGGAGCCAACTGGGCGTGTCGGCGAGCGCGAGGAGCTCATCGGTTACCATCTGCATGACTTCGGTCGAGTGGTGGGAGTTGAAATCGTCGTAGTCAAGCATCAGGTTGATACCGGGGAGGGCGGTGGCTTTGTTTATCCGCCGGGTGATACCGTACATCCCCCCCTCACCCGGATCGAGAAGAACGCGCTTGTTCTTCCACGCCTTCTGGACCGCGTTGAGCGGCCAGGACCACGCGAAGTACGAGCGCGTGTCGCAGGCGAAGATGGCCCGGGTCTTTCCAGCCTCGAGCTTGTCGGACCGGGAGACAGTGGTGGTACCGTCCCAAGTGGATATGGGCTCAGAAGTGAGTGCCTCGGAGGCCATGCGTCGGTATACGCGCTCAAAACCGGGGAAGGAGTCGGGGGGGATGTCGAGGAGAGAGGAAGCGGTCGAGGTGTGTGCACCGTTTACACACCAGGCCCAGCGGGAGGTCCAGAAGTCCTGGAGGGGGGGGAGGGTGAAACCTTTCGGCAACTCGCGCTGCAGGATGGAGCGCACGTGGGGCCTGAGGGCTTCGGCGGAGAGGCGGACGGTGAGGGAGGCAACAGTGGGGGGGTCAGTCCGCTTGAGGAGCTCGGCCTCCCAGTCAACAGCGCCCGTCATGCGGCCCTGGAGGACCTGAGCCTCGGTGAGACAGGCACCAAGGGGGTCGGAGTTGAGACCGAGGGCCTTGAGGGCGTTGGAGAGGCCTTTCGCGTCCTTCGGGTTGCGGATCGCATAAGCCGCGTAGACGGGGGCGGCAGAGGAGAGGTGGTGGCGGAGGGCGGCGGTGTAGAGAAGGAAGGAGACCATGACGT